TTACGCTTTCCCATCGATGCTATTATTCATATAGAAATCAGCGAATAACATATCAGTTTCTAGATCTGAAAATGCCTCTTGTATTGTGCCATTCGCTAAGTTGATCTTTAGTCTCGCAATCGGTAACGAGTAGATATCTTTAACAAGCTTCTTGGTTGGTTTGTGCGCCTTAAAAATCTCATAAGCCACATCTGCTAGCTTTGGATCTTTTTTGTCTTCTATGCTGGATATGAAGATACCAGCAGCGAGTATTTTTTGAGATTTATTCCTAATTCCAACGATATACGCAGTTTTTAATGCGTTATACGCCTCTTCAGCCTTAATGCCAGTTTTTACATCATACTTGGTTTGTGTTGGTCCTGTGTAAATGCATAGTGAAATAGGGATGTTTAACATTTGCTATCCTTTTGCGGTTAGTTTTTAGGCAAGTTGCTGTTCATTTCTTCCAATTTATCAAGCGTCCCAAGGTATACCCCCGTCCTGTAAAACGGGGGTAGTCTCAGGATAACTACGGGCTATCAGGCCACTCCAACCTAACTTTTAATGTCAAAGTCAGCTCTGCTGTTCGTTTTTTTCATTAGCTGCGACTTTGTTAGCAGCTTTTGCTTTTGACTTTAGATCTTCACAAGCATCTTTTGCATATGAATCAATTAGATAGTTAACAATATCAGTCCAAGTTATAGACGTTTTTGTTGCATGACTTGCTTCTATCGCCATTCTTTCCAGTCGCAATTTTTTTTCTTGCGATATTGATATAGTCGTTCTCTTATTTTTCTGCATATAAATCAATCTCTTAAAATCAATCAATTGTATTCAAGTATATATGAATGACAAAAAAACACTCACTTATACTTGCATTCATGAATTCGCGCGTGCTAGATTTTTTTTACTGAATACATGAATATCTGAATACGGACGTCTCATGCAAATCATCTACTTCGACTACACGCCAAATTTTGGAGTCAACGCCAGCGTTGGCGGGGAGTGGGATTTTTACCGTTCCTTTGATGAACTGGTAGATGAGTGCACTGGCTTCTATGGTGATGATTTTCTTTTAGTTTCTGTGGTTTTACATTCCGGCTCTTTCGTGGGTTACAGGGAGTCACTGGCATGCAACTGACTGAACGAAATGTGAAAATTGACTATCTGGCCTTCACCATGCCTTTCTGTTCTCTTAAGTCACTTGAAACTTACCCGCATGGGCTGAATGAGTGGCGTAAGTACGGAATTTATCCGACATTTCATAATCATGTATCTCATAGAGATGCTTTTTTTACCGATGTGATTAAAGGCGGTAAATGGTGCCCATCGGACGATGAACTTAATGAACAGGTTCAAAGTTACAGTACCTGCTCAAAAGATGAACTTGAGCAAAAAATAAACGACCTGAACCGGGAAATTTATTTAGCGCGTATGGATCGCCTTAAATTGTGGTTATCTACAGTCTTTGGCCTTCATCTTGGCCCTGAGCGGGACAGGGGCGGCTATAACTATGACCGTTCTGCGCCCCTGTATTCAGTTGATGGTGGTTATGAACATCTTGGAATGGTGTTCTGGGGCGGCAATAATGACACGATTTATATTCAGATTAGCGGTGAGGGCTGTACTCATGTTTTTAATGGTACGTCATCGCATGAAATCTATAACTGGCTCAATCATCTTGATGTAACGATGCTGAAGCGTATCGATCTTGCGGTTGATGATTTTGACGGTGTATTTACTGTTTCTGCCGCCATGCGGGATCATAAATGTGAAGCGTTTTATGGCGGCAAGGGACCAAAACCGGGACTTGGTATTTCTCACAAATATCATGGCGATGGCTCGTTACAGCAGGAAATGATTACTGTTGGTTCCCGTGAATCTCGCGTTTACTGGCGTATTTACAATAAAGCACTTGAACAGAAAGTAGATGATATCTGGCATCGTTCTGAGGCTGAGCTTAAAGGCTTCCCGCTTGAGATACTTCTGGACATAGAAGGGGCTTTTACTGGCCTTTGTGAGTATGCGCAGCAGATAAATCCCGCCAGACCTAAAACTTTTCAGCGTTCTGGAGTCGTTCGGCTGGCGATCAACAGTTTTGAATCTGACGTTCGCTGGCTCAGAAAACAGGCATCGAAGACTATTGCCAGAATTTTTCATCAGCTTGGCAATGATTATGAAGCTGTTTTTTCGTCAATTGTTCGGAAAGAGCACATGGATGATTTAACGCTTAAGTTCAGGACGCCGGATATTTATCAAAGCATTGTGGCTCAAAAATTTTACAACCGTGAATGTGCATTCTAAATGAGGTTATTTATGGAACAGGAAACGCTTAAAGTATTTTTCGTGCAATTTGGCACAATGAAAAATGATAAGACAAATGAAGACTTCAATTGGGGTAATGCGCAGGCATTATCTACTGAATTTGAATCTACGAACAGCTCGTGTGGTTTTGCTCCTGCTAAAGTGAAAATCACACCGGATAACCGTCATGCTATATGTTTAAAAATGCGTGATGATTTGGAAAATGCTTATAAATCCGGAAGGCCTTTCCTTGAAATTATTCCATCTTATGGGCTTAAGGCTTCTAAAGGTGTCATGATTCCGGTAATTGTTGATTATAAAATTGTTGGAAAGCCTGATGTGAAGTGATTATTGGCTTCTCCCATTGAGTGAATTATTATGTCAGATGAAATTATTTTAAAGGCCACAACATGCCATTATAATTATTCTCATGGTGAGTATGGCTGTAATAATATTAATCTGAAATTACCGAGGTCAGAAGTTGTTAAATTAAAGTCTTCGGTAGTTTCTCAGGATAAGCCTGTTCCCGATATTGATTATTCAGTCGCGGCGCAATTCTGGGGGCTGGCTTTTACGACAACCTTTTTCCTGTGGCTCTTTGCAAAGGGAATAGGTGAAATTCTTAAACACGTAAGAAATGCATAAAAGGAGTTTTATGTTTGTTAAGACTAAACAGGCTTTAACCCGTATTGGTGCTTTTACTCTGGCAGTTGCTGCACCTGCCGTATTTGCTGCTGAAGGTGATGTTGTTGGTGGTAAAGGTATTGACCTTACGCCACTGACTAACAGCGTTAATTTCGGTTCCGTTCTGACCGGAATTATGGCGGTAGCGGGTTCTCTTATTGTTCTGTATGCAGGTTCTGCGGGTGTCCGCTGGATTTTGCGTATGGTTCGTGGCGCTTAATTCATAAAGGTAAGGGGCGTAACAGCCCCTTTATATTTATGGCTCAATATCTTTTGATTTTATGTGTTTTTTATGGGGGCTTTTATGCGCCTGGGCGGTCATTCAGGGTCTGGAAAGTTAGGTATTACTATATTGTCTTTACTGGTTTCATCCGGTGTACATGCTGATGCAGTAACAGCAGACGGATTTGGACGTGTAATTCAGCAAATGGTTGAAACCCGTGAAGCTCAGGTTGTTTCTCAATCTGCGGGGCGTGTATTCGCAACGGGTGCCAGTTCTCTCGGTATGGGCGCGGGTATCGCTGTCGCTGCGGAGGTTATACGCGAACGTCCTGACGTTTTTGATTCAATCCGCATGTGTGGCGAGAAAGTGGGTAATCCTCAGCTTTGCACCGGAACGTCAGTTTTCGCGGCTGCTTATGGCCTCGCGAAGCATACAATTGACGATTCGATATCTACGGGTATTTCAAGTTTTGGCAGTAATATGATGGCTGCCGGACAGACAACATGGGGATTGCTGGGTCAGGCTGCGGGTGTTATTTCCGTTGCTGACCTTGCTTTAAAGCAGGGCGCAAAAGCTGTTGAATATATTACAAGTGGAATAAAACAGGATGATGGAACTTATTTACTTAATTTGTCCAATGGCGCTACTGTTACTTCTTCTGTTGCACCTTCACCTAAAAGCCCTGTTGCTGTTTATTTGCCCTCCTGATGCTACTGGCTTTTCTGCGAAGAATATTCAGGACTCGATAAACCCTTATAATCAGCAGGTTAAACCTGTTCAGATTGCGCCAACCTATTACAATATTGATGCACCACCGCCGATAAGCCAGCCATTTCCGAATGATGTATATCGTGTGTCAGTAAAGGGTACTAAATATCCTTATTCGACTGATATCATGGATTCTAAGGGCGATGCTGTACTTGTCAGTGATAATCCGGTAATGATTGCGCTTTATAAGTCGATTAATGGTTATTCTCATTCCAATGTGACTTATCATGAGGCTTCTGACGACAATAATTTACATATCAGGATGCCAAGAAATTTTAAGGTTTATTCGGTTTCCGTTAAAGACTTTCAGTATGAAAAGCCGAATCCTTATTTTGGTGGATATTCATCGATTGTAACTGTTGTTTTATCTGTTGCGACAACAACGGTTACGCTTGAAAATTCATGGGATTTATGTAAAAGCGAGAAAGTACCTGCGCCGGGCAGTACGGCTGATAAACCCAAAACGCAGTGGAAAAGTATTTGCCACCCTGAGAAGGCCGTGTATAAAACGACGAATGATGTTCAGGATGTTAAAGACCAGATATTTTTTAATACAGAATTTGATACATCAAATTTACCTCAGGTAATTAATGGCGAGGTTATTGATAATATAGATTTCAAGCCGGAGGAACAGTTAAACCCGGCTGCGCTGGTTAATCTTATTAATGGCCTTGCAGGTCAGACTGTTGTTCAGGAAGGATATCAGGGGATACCGCTTGATAAACCTTTTACGGCGGCTGAACTGACGGCTGCGGCTAATGCTGTTGGCGTAAAACTTGATAAGGGCTTGCTTTATAGTCCGGTTGTCGTTCCTCAGTCGTGGGTTAATGCCAGACCCGGTGCGGGAACGGATACAGGTGTACACCCTGGTACAGGCACAGATACCGATACTTCTGTTGATTTAGGTGAAGACCCCGGCATTAAAGCGCCGGAACTTGAAAAACCGCCTACAGGTGAGGAAATTCTCAAGCCAATTACGGAATTAATGCCGGACATTAAAAACCTGAGTATTTCATCGAAGGATGTTCAGTGTCCGGTATGGTCGTTCGAACTCTGGGACAATAAATATTCAATTGATTCTCACTGCGAGCTTCTGGAAAAAATCAGGCCACTTCTGAAAGCGGTATTCCTGCTTATCTGGGGCATTATTTCGCTGCGTATCATTCTGACTGCGTGACGGAGGCGTTATGTTTGGTATTCTGGTTTCAGCCTTTAACGTGGCGCTGGGTTTTGTGCTGCGAACGGTGGTTGTCAAATTTATTCTGTTTTTTGGCCTGTACTTTGTCGTACAGGCGTTTGTTCCGGTTCTGGCGTCACTGTTGCCAAAATCTGTTGATATTGCCGGGTTGTTTTCCTCACTGCCTGATAGTGTATGGTATTTCGTGAATCTGTTTATGGTCACGGAAGGGATTAAACTGATGTTTTCAGCATTGTTAACGCGCTTTATTATTCGTCGCATTCCTTTGATTGGTTAATTTATGGCTATTTCTGCGTATGTGGGCATCCCCGGGAGCGGTAAATCTTACGAAGTGGTGGCAAGCGTCATTATTCCCGCCTGTATCGCGGGGCGTCGCATTGTCAGTAATATTTACGGCCTTGCCACGCAAAGTATTTATGATTACTGCGTTGATATTAAAAAGGCAGACAGAGAATCACTTGGAGAAATTTTACTTGTTCAGAATGAAGACGTTCAGAACGAGAATTTCTTTCCCTACAAAACGGATTCAGGCATTGCGGATGATACGTTCTGCCGTCCGGGGGATTTAATCTGTATTGATGAAGCATGGCGCATATGGGAGAACGATAAAGGGATTCCTGCAAATCATCGCTCTTTCATTGCAGAACACCGCCATTTTGCCGATGAAAAAACGGGCGTAACCTGTGATTTAGTGGTTATGAATCAGTCGGTTGCCAACCTTCCGCGATTCATTAAAGACCGGGTGGAAACAACGTATCGCATGAGTAAGCATGTGGCGCTGGGTCTGCATAACCGCTACCGTGTGGACGTATTTACGGGTATCAAACTGTTTAAGTCGAATCTGACGAACAGTTATCAGAATAAATATGACAAGTCGATATTCCCTTTGTATAAATCCCATGAAAACGGGCAGGGAAGGGAGCTTGTTACGGATAAGCGTCAGAATATTTTTAGTTCTAAAATGCTGTGGTTTAAAGCCGCTGGTTTACTGATTCTGGCGGTAATTGCCATTTTTTATTTGTTCTGGTTTTTCACGTCAAACGGTAGTTCAGAGCCTGAACAGCAGACTAAAGATTTACCCGCCGCAAATAATTCAGCGTCTTTTGTACCTGCCGCGCCAGCTAAGCCCGTTGTGTCGGACAAATGGCGACTTGCCGGACGGCTTAAACGTGATGGTCAGGCATGGGTTGTTGTTGCAGACACGTCAGGCAGATTGCGTATAGAGCCGGCTTCGCAGTTCAGCTTTGACGGCATGATGATGACGGGTGAAATCGACGGCGAAACGGTGACGGTTTATTCAGGGGCGATACGATGAAGCTGATAACAGGTTTACTTTTTTTACTGGTTCCGGGGCTGGTTATGGCGAAGGGCGTCAGTCTGGAGCTCAACGCTGTTCCGCTGCCGCAGGCGCTGAACATGATTTACGTTCAGGTGTTCGATAAGCCGTTTATGCTTGACCCGGAGCTTGCCAAATCCGATAAGGTGGTGACGTTCCGTATCACGCCGGATATCGATGAACGGGCATTTATTAAGCGCTATCTCGGCAATATGAACATTGCGATTTATAACAAACAGGGCATTGACTACGTGGCGCCGTTCACGCCGAAAGCGTATGTGCCGCCGCAGGAGACCTTTGTTTATCGGCCTCGCTTCCGTTCCGTGGCGTATCTGTCTGACATTCTGGCCGGACAGTTTACCGGGCAGTTTAACAGTCAGCGTAACTCGTTACCGTCCGGGCAGATATCGCCGGAAGCGGCCGTAGCGGGTACGGCATCGGACTTTATGAACCGTACCGGGGATGTGCTGGTTTATTATGGCCGGAAGTCAGAGATTAAGCGGTTGCAGACGCTTTTACCGCTGATTGATACTGCCTCTGAAGAAGTGATTGTCGCAGCTTACGTGTTTGAGGTTCAGACCAGTGAGCGTAATGGTTCCGGGCTGGCACTGGCGGCGAAGCTGCTTTCCGGCAAGCTGAATATACAGATTGGCGCGTCTGGCGGCTTTGATAACTTTATCCGGGTGAATACAGGCTCTCTTGATGCGCTGTATGAGCTTTTCAGGACGGACAGTCGTTTTCATGTCGTCAGTTCCCCGCGGCTCAGGGTGAAGGATGGCGCATCTGCCACGTTTTCAGTCGGTAACGAGGTTCCGGTGCTGGGTCAGGTGAGCTACGCCGACAACAGGCCGATCCAGTCGATTGAATACCGCTCCAGTGGCGTTATCCTCGACGTGAAACCGCAAATCCGGACTGACAATATTGACCTTGTGATTAAGCAGCAGCTTTCCAGCTTTGCGAAGACGGATACGGGCGTGAATAACAGCCCGACGCTGATTAAGCGCGAGGTTAATACGGAGGTATCAGCGGCTGACGGGGATATTATTCTGCTGGGTGGCCTGGCTGAATCGAAGGTCACAAACGCCGATACCGGGTTCAGCTTTCTGCCAAAAGGCTGGCTCACCAGTTCATCCGACGAGAAGAACAAGACGGATATTCTCGTCGTGTTACAGGCGAAAAAGGTCAGGCGCGCCATCGCCGCGCACGCACCGAGTTCCCACGAGGAGCGCGCGCGGTGATGGTGGCGACGGACGTATCATGCGGTGACGTGGCGGCATATCCGGTTTTTATGCCGTCAGGCATGGGAGGCGCTTAGCGCCGGAAGCCCCGCAGCGAAGCGAGGACATAAACAGCATTATGGCGTCAGCCATAATCATTCCCGGCACTGCATAGCCTGTTTTTCATTCCGGCGTACTCAGAAGCGATACGGATGGCTGACGGTCGAAGACGAAAGAATGTACCAGCGATGACCGTTTAATGCCGTGGTGACGGTGACAGGCGGATTTCTGGCTTATCTGCGCACTGGTGCGCATAATGTCAACGCGTTATGTTGAAAAGGCCGCTGCGAAAATCGGATCCCGCAGCGGCCTCTTTAGCATAACGTCATTGTGCGAACCTGTGCGGTTACGCTTTCCCATCGATGCTATTATTCATATAGAAATCAGCGAATAACATATCAGTTTCTAGATCTGAAAATGCCTCTTGTATTGTGCCATTCGCTAAGTTGATCTTTAGTCTCGCAATCGGTAACGAGTAGATATCTTTAACAAGCTTCTTGGTTGGTTTGTGCGCCTTAAAAATCTCATAAGCCACATCTGCTAGCTTTGGATCTTTTTTGTCTTCTATGCTGGATATGAAGATACCAGCAGCGAGTATTTTTTGAGATTTATTCCTAATTCCAACGATATACGCAGTTTTTAATGCGTTATACGCCTCTTCAGCCTTAATGCCAGTTTTTACATCATACTTGGTTTGTGTTGGTCCTGTGTAAATGCATAGTGAAATAGGGATGTTTAACATTTGCTATCCTTTTGCGGTTAGTTTTTAGGCAAGTTGCTGTTCATTTCTTCCAATTTATCAAGCGTCCCAAGGTATACCCCCGTCCTGTAAAACGGGGGTAGTCTCAGGATAACTACGGGCTATCAGGCCACTCCAACCTAACTTTTAATGTCAAAGTCAGCTCTGCTGTTCGTTTTTTTCATTAGCTGCGACTTTGTTAGCAGCTTTTGCTTTTGACTTTAGATCTTCACAAGCATCTTTTGCATATGAATCAATTAGATAGTTAACAATATCAGTCCAAGTTATAGACGTTTTTGTTGCATGACTTGCTTCTATCGCCATTCTTTCCAGTCGCAATTTTTTTTCTTGCGATATTGATATAGTCGTTCTCTTATTTTTCTGCATATAAATCAATCTCTTAAAATCAATCAATTGTATTCAAGTATATATGAATGACAAAAAAACACTCACTTATACTTGCATTCATGAATTCGCGCGTGCTAGATTTTTTTTACTGAATACATGAATATCTGAATACGGACGTCTCATGCAAATCATCTACTTCGACTACACGCCAAATTTTGGAGTCAACGCCAGCGTTGGCGGGGAGTGGGATTTTTACCGTTCCTTTGATGAACTGGTAGATGAGTGCACTGGCTTCTATGGTGATGATTTTCTTTTAGTTTCTGTGGTTTTACATTCCGGCTCTTTCGTGGGTTACAGGGAGTCACTGGCATGCAACTGACTGAACGAAATGTGAAAATTGACTATCTGGCCTTCACCATGCCTTTCTGTTCTCTTAAGTCACTTGAAACTTACCCGCATGGGCTGAATGAGTGGCGTAAGTACGGAATTTATCCGACATTTCATAATCATGTATCTCATAGAGATGCTTTTTTTACCGATGTGATTAAAGGCGGTAAATGGTGCCCATCGGACGATGAACTTAATGAACAGGTTCAAAGTTACAGTACCTGCTCAAAAGATGAACTTGAGCAAAAAATAAACGACCTGAACCGGGAAATTTATTTAGCGCGTATGGATCGCCTTAAATTGTGGTTATCTACAGTCTTTGGCCTTCATCTTGGCCCTGAGCGGGACAGGGGCGGCTATAACTATGACCGTTCTGCGCCCCTGTATTCAGTTGATGGTGGTTATGAACATCTTGGAATGGTGTTCTGGGGCGGCAATAATGACACGATTTATATTCAGATTAGCGGTGAGGGCTGTACTCATGTTTTTAATGGTACGTCATCGCATGAAATCTATAACTGGCTCAATCATCTTGATGTAACGATGCTGAAGCGTATCGATCTTGCGGTTGATGATTTTGACGGTGTATTTACTGTTTCTGCCGCCATGCGGGATCATAAATGTGAAGCGTTTTATGGCGGCAAGGGACCAAAACCGGGACTTGGTATTTCTCACAAATATCATGGCGATGGCTCGTTACAGCAGGAAATGATTACTGTTGGTTCCCGTGAATCTCGCGTTTACTGGCGTATTTACAATAAAGCACTTGAACAGAAAGTAGATGATATCTGGCATCGTTCTGAGGCTGAGCTTAAAGGCTTCCCGCTTGAGATACTTCTGGACATAGAAGGGGCTTTTACTGGCCTTTGTGAGTATGCGCAGCAGATAAATCCCGCCAGACCTAAAACTTTTCAGCGTTCTGGAGTCGTTCGGCTGGCGATCAACAGTTTTGAATCTGACGTTCGCTGGCTCAGAAAACAGGCATCGAAGACTATTGCCAGAATTTTTCATCAGCTTGGCAATGATTATGAAGCTGTTTTTTCGTCAATTGTTCGGAAAGAGCACATGGATGATTTAACGCTTAAGTTCAGGACGCCGGATATTTATCAAAGCATTGTGGCTCAAAAATTTTACAACCGTGAATGTGCATTCTAAATGAGGTTATTTATGGAACAGGAAACGCTTAAAGTATTTTTCGTGCAATTTGGCACAATGAAAAATGATAAGACAAATGAAGACTTCAATTGGGGTAATGCGCAGGCATTATCTACTGAATTTGAATCTACGAACAGCTCGTGTGGTTTTGCTCCTGCTAAAGTGAAAATCACACCGGATAACCGTCATGCTATATGTTTAAAAATGCGTGATGATTTGGAAAATGCTTATAAATCCGGAAGGCCTTTCCTTGAAATTATTCCATCTTATGGGCTTAAGGCTTCTAAAGGTGTCATGATTCCGGTAATTGTTGATTATAAAATTGTTGGAAAGCCTGATGTGAAGTGATTATTGGCTTCTCCCATTGAGTGAATTATTATGTCAGATGAAATTATTTTAAAGGCCACAACATGCCATTATAATTATTCTCATGGTGAGTATGGCTGTAATAATATTAATCTGAAATTACCGAGGTCAGAAGTTGTTAAATTAAAGTCTTCGGTAGTTTCTCAGGATAAGCCTGTTCCCGATATTGATTATTCAGTCGCGGCGCAATTCTGGGGGCTGGCTTTTACGACAACCTTTTTCCTGTGGCTCTTTGCAAAGGGAATAGGTGAAATTCTTAAACACGTAAGAAATGCATAAAAGGAGTTTTTATGTTTGTTAAGACTAAACAGGCTTTAACCCGTATTGGTGCTTTTACTCTGGCAGTTGCTGCACCTGCCGTATTTGCTGCTGAAGGTGATGTTGTTGGTGGTAAAGGTATTGACCTTACGCCACTGACTAACAGCGTTAATTTCGGTTCCGTTCTGACCGGAATTATGGCGGTAGCGGGTTCTCTTATTGTTCTGTATGCAGGTTCTGCGGGTGTCCGCTGGATTTTGCGTATGGTTCGTGGCGCTTAATTCATAAAGGTAAGGGGCGTAACAGCCCCTTTATATTTATGGCTCAATATCTTTTTGATTTTATGTGTTTTTTATGGGGGCTTTTATGCGCCTGGGCGGTCATTCAGGGTCTGGAAAGTTAGGTATTACTATATTGTCTTTACTGGTTTCATCCGGTGTACATGCTGATGCAGTAACAGCAGACGGATTTGGACGTGTAATTCAGCAAATGGTTGAAACCCGTGAAGCTCAGGTTGTTTCTCAATCTGCGGGGCGTGTATTCGCAACGGGTGCCAGTTCTCTCGGTATGGGCGCGGGTATCGCTGTCGCTGCGGAGGTTATACGCGAACGTCCTGACGTTTTTGATTCAATCCGCATGTGTGGCGAGAAAGTGGGTAATCCTCAGCTTTGCACCGGAACGTCAGTTTTCGCGGCTGCTTATGGCCTCGCGAAGCATACAATTGACGATTCGATATCTACGGGTATTTCAAGTTTTGGCAGTAATATGATGGCTGCCGGACAGACAACATGGGGATTGCTGGGTCAGGCTGCGGGTGTTATTTCCGTTGCTGACCTTGCTTTAAAGCAGGGCGCAAAAGCTGTTGAATATATTACAAGTGGAATAAAACAGGATGATGGAACTTATTTACTTAATTTGTCCAATGGCGCTACTGTTACTTCTTCTGTTGCACCTTCACCTAAAAGCCCTGTTGCTGTTTATTTGCCCTCTGATGCTACTGGCTTTTCTGCGAAGAATATTCAGGACTCGATAAACCCTTATAATCAGCAGGTTAAACCTGTTCAGATTGCGCCAACCTATTACAATATTGATGCACCACCGCCGATAAGCCAGCCATTTCCGAATGATGTATATCGTGTGTCAGTAAAGGGTACTAAATATCCTTATTCGACTGATATCATGGATTCTAAGGGCGATGCTGTACTTGTCAGTGATAATCCGGTAATGATTGCGCTTTATAAGTCGATTAATGGTTATTCTCATTCCAATGTGACTTATCATGAGGCTTCTGACGACAATAATTTACATATCAGGATGCCAAGAAATTTTAAGGTTTATTCGGTTTCCGTTAAAGACTTTCAGTATGAAAAGCCGAATCCTTATTTTGGTGGATATTCATCGATTGTAACTGTTGTTTTATCTGTTGCGACAACAACGGTTACGCTTGAAAATTCATGGGATTTATGTAAAAGCGAGAAAGTACCTGCGCCGGGCAGTACGGCTGATAAACCCAAAACGCAGTGGAAAAGTATTTGCCACCCTGAGAAGGCCGTGTATAAAACGACGAATGATGTTCAGGATGTTAAAGACCAGATATTTTTTAATACAGAATTTGATACATCAAATTTACCTCAGGTAATTAATGGCGAGGTTATTGATAATATAGATTTCAAGCCGGAGGAACAGTTAAACCCGGCTGCGCTGGTTAATCTTATTAATGGCCTTGCAGGTCAGACTGTTGTTCAGGAAGGATATCAGGGGATACCGCTTGATAAACCTTTTACGGCGGCTGAACTGACGGCTGCGGCTAATGCTGTTGGCGTAAAACTTGATAAGGGCTTGCTTTATAGTCCGGTTGTCGTTCCTCAGTCGTGGGTTAATGCCAGACCCGGTGCGGGAACGGATACAGGTGTACACCCTGGTACAGGCACAGATACCGATACTTCTGTTGATTTAGGTGAAGACCCCGGCATTAAAGCGCCGGAACTTGAAAAACCGCCTACAGGTGAGGAAATTCTCAAGCCAATTACGGAATTAATGCCGGACATTAAAAACCTGAGTATTTCATCGAAGGATGTTCAGTGTCCGGTATGGTCGTTCGAACTCTGGGACAATAAATATTCAATTGATTCTCACTGCGAGCTTCTGGAAAAAATCAGGCCACTTCTGAAAGCGGTATTCCTGCTTATCTGGGGCATTATTTCGCTGCGTATCATTCTGACTGCGTGACGGAGGCGTTATGTTTGGTATTCTGGTTTCAGCCTTTAACGTGGCGCTGGGTTTTGTGCTGCGAACGGTGGTTGTCAAATTTATTCTGTTTTTTGGCCTGTACTTTGTCGTACAGGCGTTTGTTCCGGTTCTGGCGTCACTGTTGCCAAAATCTGTTGATATTGCCGGGTTGTTTTCCTCACTGCCTGATAGTGTATGGTATTTCGTGAATCTGTTTATGGTCACGGAAGGGATTAAACTGATGTTTTCAGCATTGTTAACGCGCTTTATTATTCGTCGCATTCCTTTGATTGGTTAATTTATGGCTATTTCTGCGTATGTGGGCATCCCCGGGAGCGGTAAATCTTACGAAGTGGTGGCAAGCGTCATTATTCCCGCCTGTATCGCGGGGCGTCGCATTGTCAGTAATATTTACGGCCTTGCCACGCAAAGTATTTATGATTACTGCGTTGATATTAAAAAGGCAGACAGAGAATCACTTGGAGAAATTTTACTTGTTCAGAATGAAGACGTTCAGAACGAGAATTTCTTTCCCTACAAAACGGATTCAGGCATTGCGGATGATACGTTCTGCCGTCCGGGGGATTTAATCTGTATTGATGAAGCATGGCGCATATGGGAGAACGATAAAGGGATTCCTGCAAATCATCGCTCTTTCATTGCAGAACACCGCCATTTTGCCGATGAAAAAACGGGCGTAACCTGTGATTTAGTGGTTATGAATCAGTCGGTTGCCAACCTTCCGCGATTCATTAAAGACCGGGTGGAAACAACGTATCGCATGAGTAAGCATGTGGCGCTGGGTCTGCATAACCGCTACCGTGTGGACGTATTTACGGGTATCAAACTGTTTAAGTCGAATCTGACGAACAGTTATCAGAATAAATATGACAAGTCGATATTCCCTTTGTATAAATCCCATGAAAACGGGCAGGGAAGGGAGCTTGTTACGGATAAGCGTCAGAATATTTTTAGTTCTAAAATGCTGTGGTTTAAAGCCGCTGGTTTACTGATTCTGGCGGTAATTGCCATTTTTTATTTGTTCTGGTTTTTCACGTCAAACGGTAGTTCAGAGCCTGAACAGCAGACTAAAGATTTACCCGCCGCAAATAATTCAGCGTCTTTTGTACCTGCCGCGCCAGCTAAGCCCGTTGTGTCGGACAAATGGCGACTTGCCGGACGGCTTAAACGTGATGGTCAGGCATGGGTTGTTGTTGCAGACACGTCAGGCAGATTGCGTATAGAGCCGGCTTCGCAGTTCAGCTTTGACGGCATGATGATGACGGGTGAAATCGACGGCGAAACGGTGACGGTTTATTCAGGGGCGATACGATGAAGCTGATAACAGGTTTACTTTTTTTACTGGTTCCGGGGCTGGTTATGGCGAAGGGCGTCAGTCTGGAGCTCAACGCTGTTCCGCTGCCGCAGGCGCTGAACATGATTTACGTTCAGGTGTTCGATAAGCCGTTTATGCTTGACCCGGAGCTTGCCAAATCCGATAAGGTGGTGACGTTCCGTATCACGCCGGATATCGATGAACGGGCATTTATTAAGCGCTATCTCGGCAATATGAACATTGCGATTTATAACAAACAGGGCATTGACTACGTGGCGCCGTTCACGCCGAAAGCGTATGTGCCGCCGCAGGAGACCTTTGTTTATCGGCCTCGCTTCCGTTCCGTGGCGTATCTGTCTGACATTCTGGCCGGACAGTTTACCGGGCAGTTTAACAGTCAGCGTAACTCGTTACCGTCCGGGCAGATATCGCCGGAAGCGGCCGTAGCGGGTACGGCATCGGACTTTATGAACCGTACCGGGGATGTGCTGGTTTATTATGGCCGGAAGTCAGAGATTAAGCGGTTGCAGACGCTTTTACCGCTGATTGATACTGCCTCTGAAGAAGTGATTGTCGCAGCTTACGTGTTTGAGGTTCAGACCAGTGAGCGTAATGGTTCCGGGCTGGCACTGGCGGCGAAGCTGCTTTCCGGCAAGCTGAATATACAGATTGGCGCGTCTGGCGGCTTTGATAACTTTATCCGGGTGAATACAGGCTCTCTTGATGCGCTGTATGAGCTTTTCAGGACGGACAGTCGTTTTCATGTCGTCAGTTCCCCGCGGCTCAGGGTGAAGGATGGCGCATCTGCCACGTTTTCAGTCGGTAACGAGGTTCCGGTGCTGGGTCAGGTGAGCTACGCCGACAACAGGCCGATCCAGTCGATTGAATACCGCTCCAGTGGCGTTATCCTCGACGTGAAACCGCAAATCCGGACTGACAATATTGACCTTGTGATTAAGCAGCAGCTTTCCAGCTTTGCGAAGACGGATACGGGCGTGAATAACAGCCCGACGCTGATTAAGCGCGAGGTTAATACGGAGGTATCAGCGGCTGACGGGGATATTATTCTGCTGGGTGGCCTGGCTGAATCGAAGGTCACAAACGCCGATACCGGGTTCAGCTTTCTGCCAAAAGGCTGGCTCACCAGTTCATCCGACGAGAAGAACAAGACGGATATTCTCGTCGTGTTACAGGCGAAAAAGGTCAGGCGCGCCATCGCCGCGCACGCACCGAGTTCCCACGAGGAGCGCGCGCGGTGATGGTGGCGACGGACGTATCATGCGGTGACGTGGCGGCATATCCGGTTTTTATGCCGTCAGGCATGGGAGGCGCTTAGCGCCGGAAGCCCCGCAGCGAAGCGAGGACATAAACAGCATTATGGCGTCAGCCATAATCATTCCCGGCACTGCATAGCCTGTTTTTCATTCCGGCGTACTCAGAAGCGATACGGATGGCTGACGGTCGAAGACGAAAGAATGTACCAGCGATGACCGTTTAATGCCGTGGTGACGGTGACAGGCGGATTTCTGGCTTATCTGCGCACTGGTGCGCATAATGTATATTATGTTAAATCATGTTGATTGTTAACTTACTTCATGAACTTAGATGGCTCGCATAAAATCATAGGGTTAAGCTGAATCGCCACGGATAATCTAGACACTTCCGAGCCGTTGATAATACTGGTTTTCATATTCTGTCGGTGACATCTGTTCGCTAGAACCATGCCGACGCTTACTGTTATAAAACATTTCGATGTAATCAAAAATATCACTGCGGGCTTCTTCCCGCGTTCCATAGATCTTTTTCTTTATCCGTTCACGTTTCAACAACTGGAAAAAACTTTCTGCAACCGCATTATCATGGCAGTTACCGCGACGGCTCATGCTACCCTCCAGGCCGTGTGATTTCAGGAACGACTGCCACTCATGGCTTGTGTACTGACTGCCCTGATCCGAATGAACCAGCACCTGTTTTTCGGGATTACGCCGCCATACAGCCATCAGCAGTGCGTTCAGGACAATGTCCTTTGTCATCCGGGATTGCATGGACCAGCCGATAATTTTGCGTGAGAACAGATCAACAACAACGGCAAGATACAGCCAGCCTTCGTGGGTCCTGATGTAGGTTATGTCCGTTACCCAACGCTCATCAGGAGCATCCGGATTGAACTGTCGCTGGAGCCTGTTGGGTGACACGATACTGGCCTCGCCTTTACGTGCCCGCGGGCTTCGGTATCCGACCTGAGCCTTTATTCCGACACGTTTCATCAGTCTCCAGACTCTGTTTACTCCGCACTGTTGCCCGCTGTCACGCAGATCCAGATGGATTTTGCGATAACCATAGACGCATCCCGATTCCAGCCAGAACTGTTTAATCTGTCCTGTCAGTCTCAGGTCTGCCTGATGGCGTTGTGAATGCGGCTGCTGAAGCCAGGCGTAAAAACCACTGGGATGAACATCCAGCACCCGACAGAGCAGGCGAACAGGCCAGCAACAGGAGTTGTCACGGATAAAGGCGTACCTCAGTCGGACAGCTTTGCGAAGTACGCCGCGGCTTTTTTTAATATGTCCCGTTCGTCGGTAACCCGTTTCAGCTCTTTCTGGAGACGGCGGATCTCGGCCTGAGCATCTGACTGTTCTTTATTAGTGGAAGAATCCGGACCGTACTTCTTTATCCAGGCATAAAGGCTGTGGGTGGTGATATCGAGACGTGTTGCAACGCTGGCAACAGAATAACCGCGATCAACAACCTGTTTGACTGCTTCAGTTTTAAACTCTTCGGGATAACGCTTACCGCTCATGGGCACCTCTCTTTAAGCCATCTTAAATGACTCTGAGGTGTCTGTTAAACCCGTGGCGATTCATCGGTTAAATTAAAAGCAAAAATTTATAGTGTCGTTAGGCATGAGATCTAAGGCTGCATACGATTTAAATTAGGTTTTAAAATTTACCGCGTTAGTGCAATATGTACTTTATTCATGCGCCCTAGAATCTACCAGCACCTCACTCACAAACTTTCTGTTTTAAATCTCCATGAGTACATCACAGCAGTCATCGGTACGAACCGTTGATTCGCTGACATCTGTAATGACGTTCTGACAGTAAGGTATCATCAGCGTTATACGCATGAATCTCTACAAAATTCCTAGCTGATTTGCACATCCTTGTCAATAATTTAATTAAGAACGCTACCGCCCTCAGAGACATAAGCCTTGATAAAATCTATGCTATCGCAACCAATTTTTTATTCAATAGATCAATCAGATAACCATCTAATGCTATGATGTGTTGCGACACCAGCCTTGGCATTGATCCGCGCTAAAGCTCTTGGTTCTAACCCCGTCTGGCAAAACATGGTGGCTATGATGCTGACTGGGAAATTGGTCACTTCAAAAGAATGGCAAGGTCGACGTGTGGTTGGAATTGTTGGGGATCGGCTGCACTACGAGATCGGCGGTTGTTCTAGAGCCGATGACGAATGCCCTTTCTGTGAAGTCCGTTGCTGTTATGGTTGCTTATAGCTGGCCTTCACGATCGACAATTTCCCTTAGAACTCTTGCGTGCATATCCTCCAGTTTTGACTCCGGACAGTCAGTACATTCATGCAATATCCGCAAACTTTCCAGGGAAGCAGGTTTTACAATCTTTACAGGCGTTTTTCCGTCATCGCCAATATCCCAGACACCATGTATGTTTGGCTAATAAAGAACATAGCGGCTCTCCCTCCCTTTTCCGATGCGGAAAAGCTTGTCCATATAGTGTCCCTGATCGCTAACCATGCTGGTACGTGATGCACGATATCGGGCACGCTGATTATCATTGACAGTGAGCGCCTGGAATTGTGATCGAATTTCGTTTAACTTAAGCGGTGCGTTGCTAAAATCAAGCCATTCGATGACCTGCGGAATCGAAACTTCTCCCAGTTGAGTGACGGCGTAAACAACACGGCGTAGTTGTGGATCTAAATATTCCTCGGGTATAACATTAAGGAACCTCTCTGCTTTCTCCGTGCTTTCATAACCGTGGTATAGCTTCCATTCAATTCTCTGCCTTCCGTAAGTACTTAGTCCAGCCCTTTCGGGTTCGCGTAACTTCAT